TCAGCGCCAGTTGAGAGATCCGGTGTAGGCAGTCACCCTGTCGACGACCGAGGTATCGGCCGGGCCCGGCAGGGCATTGACGAACTCACCACCACTGGCCGAGAACGCATAGCGGCGCACCTCTTCGCGGCGATAGTTCGCCACGTAGAGGCTCTCGGCCAGCCGGTCCACTTCCCGCAGGTAGATCTCCCTGGCGATCTGATCGGCTTTGATCGGATCGGACTGGTAGATCGCCCGCTCGGTGTCACCGGTGAAGCGCTCAATCCGCGATGGCCTCGGGCCATCGGGACTGCCGTACACCTCAGAGGTGCTCCAGGCGCGATCGCAACGGTCGATGTGCTCGACGATGCGGCCGTACCAGTGCGAGTCTGGGATGCGTGCCATGGCTTCCTCCAGGCGCGACAGATCGCCGGCCGGAATCTGCCCGCCTGAGTTCATGCCCAGGTGGAAGCGGCAGCGCGACTTGTCGAGGTTGGAGAGTTCCAAGGGCCCCGGGTGGGGTGCGAGACCAGTCTAGGGGTCACCCGATGTAGAACTGATCCTCGGCGAACACCTCATCCCAGCTGACCCGCTCGATGCTGCGCAGCTGGTCAAGGTTCTTGAAGCGCTCGCCGGGCAGGGAGTTGCGCAGCTCGACAATCTTCTTGGCCGTGGCGTAGCCGATTCCCTTGAGCGACACCAGCTGCTCAGCGGAGGCGTAGTTGACATTCATCCGCGTCTCGGGCGGAATCGCCGAGGCCTTCAGCTCCTCTTCTTCCGCCGCGGAGCCAGCTTTCTGAGGCTGGGGGCCGTCAGTGGAGGTGCCAGCGCCAGGCTCGAAGAACAGCAGCTTGCTCAGCTGCGGGTAGTACACGCGGCCGGTGGTGTCGCGCACCATCGCAAAGTCGACGTCGTGGTGACCGATGAACTCGACCACCTGTCCGGTCGAAGTGTCCTTGACAAGTGCCATGGTGATCGAAGGCATGAAAAAAGGGGCGCCCGACGAATCGAGCACCCCTATCTTACGGAGTCTGAGCCAGGGCTCAGTTCTCGACGCGGAACGGCAGGCGGACGTCGTCAAGGTCAGCCACGTCGTCATCGAGGAGGTAGTTGACCTCGACGATGATCGGAGTGCCACCAGCCACAGTGGAGGTGAGGTTGGCGCCAGCGGCGGTGCCGGTGGAGTCGGTGACGAACACCTGCAGGGTCTCAGCAGCCGCCAGGATCGCCGCAGTCTGCAGGCTTTGGCGAGCAGAGCCCGGGGCGATGGTGGTGTTGGCGACAGCCAGGGACGCCGAAGGACTGGCAATCACAGCGGTGGTGATGCTGGCGTCGTTGGCGATGGCATCAGCGACCTTGAGGCGGTTGGTGTTGGTCCCCACCAGGCCGCTGAAGGCGGTACCGACGCCACGCTCCCTGCGCATGTCGGGCACGCGAATGCCCACCGAGTAGACCGCCGCGCCGATGGGAACGGTCAGGCCAACCCGGTCAGCGCGGGGCTTGTCGTCAGAGCGCAAGTCCGGGCTGGGGATGGTGATCGGGAACGAGGTGGCGCCGGTGGAGGTGACCAGGGCGTAACCGACGATCGAGTAGTAGGCCCGACCGGGCTCGGAGATGACGCACTGGGTCTGGTAGCCGGAGAGCCGGTTGGTGAAGTTACCGGGGAAAATACGCTTGGCCATGAGGAAGTTCTCCTACAGAGGTTGGGTTGAATGAGTAGGAGGAATCAGTAGGCGAAGGAATACGCCACGGTGACGAAATCCCTGTTGAGGAGTTCGAAGCCACCGAACAGACTCCAGACCATGATGATGAAACGACCGAAGTCGTCGTCATTGCTCAGAAGAATCTGAGCGTCTTTGCCGCCGATGCCGACGCCGACGGACTGGGGTCCGAAGAACAGGATCGGAGCAGCGGTGGTCACCGCGTTGGTGATGCTCGCATCAGCGATGCTGACCTGCAGGCTCTTGGCCGCCAGGTTGGTCGACTCGAACCAGCGGACACCCTCAAAGAGGAAGCCGGTGGGCGAGCTCATCTGGCCATTGATCGAGCCGGACTGACCGTAGGCAGGACCGTTGCCAAGGAAGTTGATGGCGTTGGGCTGCATCGACGGGTTCATCGGATCGATCATCCCGTTGCCGGGGTAGCGAGCGATTTCCCTGAAGTCCGCGTCCTGGCGGAGGTGGAGCATGGCGGTCGGATCGACGATGGCCCGGTAGAAGCCGTCATCGAAGCGAGGCGCGTTGCGCTTGTTCAGGTCCCGGATGACAGGCAGCAGGTCGTTCTTGACGGAGAACTTGCCGCTCTGGCCGGAGGTGTAGGTCAAGAAGGGAGCCGAGCCGGCCTTGGTCTTGGCGCCGGGGTAGTAGTAGCCACCGCGGGTGTCGTTGGAGGCGCCGTTGGATTCGGCCTTGAACAGCTCGTCGGAGAAGACGCGGTCCTTCCAGCGGCGGTAGTCGTCGAGCATGGTCATCGAACCGATGCTCTGGTGGAACATATTGATGTTCCCGTAGTCGAGCAGCAGGCGCTGACCGGTGAGCAGGGTTTCGCGGGAGACCTTGAAGGTCGAGGGAGCCGCGGGGTCGATCGGGTCAGCAGGGCCGGTGTACTCCTTGAGGGTCACCAGCACCTTGTCCTTGACGATGTTCCGGCTGGAGGCGGTGCCGAGGGTCTGGTCGGCGGTGCGCTCGCGGGAATCCTTGGTACCGGGGTTGCCCCAGAAGCGGTAACGGTCGAGCTGGACCGTCTGGCCGGGGGACTTGCCCCAATCCCAGACGACCAGAGGCGCCGAGACCATCTCGACGATGTAGCTCGGATGGGGGCGGTGAAGCTCAACCCCGAGCAGCTTGGGAAAGTCGTTATCGATCCACATGGTCGGGGAGTCTCCCGTGTCGCATGACGTGTCTTAATCTAGGACGCACGAATCGGGAAAACATTGCATGACGCCTGACCAGGCTCGCGGTCTCTCCTCGGTGCTGGTCTCCACCGGCAGCCTCAGCCTCCTGCGCCGCCCCACCGTCAGTTACATCGAAATCGTCTGGAGTGGCTCCCAGGGCCAGGCCGCTTTCTTCCACGAAAAAGTCGCCGAGATCCGCAGTTTTTTTCCGACAGCCGCTGGCGTCACCCAGACCCGCAACCGCACCCACAAAGGCGAGAGGCTCTACCCAGGCCTGCGCTTCAAGATCACCTCTGACCGCCTGCGGCCCCTGTACAACCTCTTCGTCCCGCGCGGCTCCAAGCGGATTTCCTCGGCCTGCCTGGAGCTTTGCGGTGCACGCGCCATTGCCTGGCTGTTCAGCGACCACGGCCGCCGCACCCCCGGCGGTTTCGAGCTGCGCTCGGCGGTGCGCAACACCGAAGAGGCCGTCCTGGTCGCCCAGTGGCTGCAAGCCATCCTCGGCGTCACCTGCAAGGTGCGCCTGCGCGGCCGGCGTCCCGCCCTGCTGCTTGACCCGAGCAATGCCGCCAAGGCGGCCGAGCAGTTGCTCGACTACAGCCCCGCAACTCGCCGGCACCTCTTTCTGCAGCTCCTCAATGACCTCGATCCCGTTTGCGACCCGCGTGATCTGTTACTGCACAGGCAGCCGCGGCCGGCTGAGCCTGAGGGGCCAGAAGCAGCGCCCCTGGCTGCAGCTGCGTCGCTCCGAGCTGGAGAAGACCTACCTTGACCACCAGGTCCGCACCCTGCGGCGCCTGCACGATGGCGAGCCCTTCAAGGTGCACTGGAATCGGCTGGCGGCCGACGCCGTCTACGACGACCTGGTGGCTGAGTTCACCTGCCCAGAGCTCTGGGGCGCCTACCGCCTGCTCCACCCGCGAGACAAGCGGCAGCTGAGCCAGGAGGTGCTTTACACCGTGGGGATCGGCGGCCTGGCCGCCGCCTGGATGGATGACGGCGTCCGCACACAGGCACTGGCCAGCCTGCGCCTGTGCGGCCCGGCCGCGCCGGTGCCCCAGGTGCTCGAGTGGGTGGAGACCCTTGGCCTTGTGGCCCGTGCCCGCCCGACGCCGCACCGCAACCCCACCCTCTGCTGGGATGAGCGCCACGCCGACGATCTGATCCGCGCCCTGCGGCCCCTGACCCACCGCAGCATGGCCCACCGGCTCAGGGCGCCAGGCATTGGAGCGCGTACCTTCTACGCTGGATTGTGACGCCGCCGCCATCGATGGCTGACCAGGGAGGAGGCAGGCTCTGGCGGTCCCTGGGTCCGGTGGGCACCAGCAGCGCCACCTACAGCGGCGAGATCGGCGAGCGGACCGGTAGCGCCACCCTGCGCCTCACCTTCAGCCTGGCCGTGCCCGGCACGGTCTTCGTGCGGCTGCTGGCGGTCGCGCCCTTTACCGACCGCTACGTCGCGGCCGCCCTGCAGGGCGCAGGCGGTCGCACCATCATCCTGGGCGACGACGGCCGGGCCCTTGGCGTCGATGTCGCCAACACCGGGCCCGATGAGTCGCAGCAAAGACTGCCGGCTGGCGACTACACCGTCGTCATCAGCACCAGCCAGTGGCAGGAGATTCCCTTCTCCCTGCAGCTGCAGGTGTTCGCCCTCGAGCGGCCCCGCCTCGCGCCGCAATCCAGGGGCCGGCTGCGCGCCAAGCTCTCGACCCTGCGCCCGGAAGTCTTCCTGCGCGGCCGGGGCGGACTGCGCGCCTCCCTGCAGCCAACCGAAACCCTGGTCGCCCGTGCCAGTGGCACCGGCCAGCTGCGGATGGGCCTGCAGGTCATCCCCTCCTACCAGCAGCCGGCGCTGGCCGGCCTTGGCCATGCCTGGTTCATCCGCTTGCGGGGCAACACCAGCCTCCTGCGCGTTGGTGGCGCCACCGGCTTGAGCTGGGCCACGGTCGACCTGCCAGAGACACCGCCGACGTATTTGGCCACCAGGCTGTCACTCCCTGATTTCCGGGCCAATCCAGGCCGGCGCGTCATCTTCTCGGATCGGGCCTACGACATCTACGGGGCCTACCCCGAGCTGGGCCTGGCCCAAGCGGTCCTGCTTGGCCAGCAATCACCTGACACCCCTGGTGTCCCCTTTCTGCGACTGACCAACGGCCGCTACCACCGCGAGGTGCTGCTGGGGCTACCGATCGAGGGGGAGCGCCTGATCGTCCTGCACCTCGATGAGGTCCTGCTCTGGAACAACGACGTCATCCGGGACCTGGAGCCGGCCACCTCTCAGCTGAGCGCCCGCAACCTGTATCGCGCTTCGGCGCATCAGCGCCGTATCACCGCCTTTGTCACTGATGGCGCCCTGGTGCGCCGGCTGCAGAACCCGCCAGGCGAGCTGCTGCGCCGCCTCGACGCGGCCCTGCCGCCCCTGATCGACAACCTCGTCGAAGCTGGCGTCCGGGTGCCTGGGCCCTCATTTGCCCTGCCGTCGCTGCGCCTCCTCTACCCGGACTTCATCGCCGAGCAGCGCTTGCCGGGCCCCGGTGATGCGGTCTTTGGGGCTGACCCCAGCCAGGACTCCGCCGGATTGCTGCTCAGCTACGGCATGACCCGCCTGCTGGCCGCCGATCGCACGATGAGCTCAGCGGCGCTCTTCTCCACCCTGGAGAACTTCCCCGCCATTGCCGCGGCGGCGGGCTACGACCCGCTGGCCACCGGCTTCGTCGTCTCCCAGTTGCCGGACCTTCCTGACGGACTGCCCGTTCTCAGTCCCTGGTATCGGGACGGCGCCTACGCCCTCGACGGAGAGGCCAGCACCGCCTATCAGGCCACCTCCCCCCAGCTGCTGCGCTACGCCCGCTGGGGCGGCCCCCTACCCGGGCGCGCCTCCACCGCTGTGAGTCCGGCCGATCCTCGCTGGACCCTGGCAGCCCAGGGGCTGGTGATGCCGGAGCTGCGCCTGTTCCGCTCTGAATCCCCCGAGCTGCTGCTCGCCTACGACTGGGGCGATGGTCCCTACTGCCGGGGGCAACTGCAGGAGCTGGGCTTTGGCGATGAAGACCTCTCCACCGCCGCGCCAGTGCAGCCGCAGAGCGGCAGTCTCAATGCAGGCGGCCCCAGGCCCCTGCGCGGCCGTGGCGGCCTGGCGCTCGGGGCGCTTGTCGCCATCAAGGTCCGCTACCTGCGCTCCCCCATGCGCGGCAACGGCCGGCTGCTGGCTGATCTGGCCTGGGGGCCCAGGGGCCGGGTTAAGGGGTTCGGGCGCCTGCGGGCCAGCCTGAGCGTCAAGCCCGATCTGCGAATCGTCAGGCGCCTGCTGCGCTGCCGGCTCACAGGGAGCGGCAGCCTGTCCGCCTCGAGGTTCAACCGGCCTCCGGCCAACCTGCGCGGCCGGGGCGGCCTGGGTCGCCCCTGGCTGAGCTCCAAGCCGCCAAATGAGTACCCACTGGTCGATGTCGCCGGCGGCGGCGGCCTGAGCGGAACGCTGAGCGCCACCTGAAGCGAGTCGCACGCCCTATCACTGCCAGAATGGCCTGATCGCCAGGGTGCTGTGGGCTATGTCGATTCGGCCGCAGGATGGCGCCCCGTCGTTCAATCGCCCCGCGCTGGTTCGCTACGACTCGCTGCGCGACAGCAAGGATCTCGGCCCGATCACCGACATCAAGGCCCAGCTCTCCGGCTTCATCGGCGCCGAAGCCGGCAGCCAGAGTCTCTTTTTCTCCTTCACCCTGCTGGTGCCCGGCGCCATCCAGGTCCAGACAATCACCGAGAGCAAGTGGACCGGGCGCTTTGTTTCGGTCGGCCTGCGCAGCGACACCGGCGCCATTGGCCTTGACGAGCGCGGCAATGCCCGCGGCATCGACATCGTCAACACCTCTGACGTCGACGAGGCCCTAACCCTCTTTCCGCCCGGGCGCTACACCGTCGTGGTGGGCTGCTCCCAGTGGCAGACCACTCCGTTCGGGTTGATCCTGCGGGTCAACCCCACCACGCGGCTCTACGCCAATCTCACCGGCCGTGGCGGGCTGGGCAATGCCAGCCGGCTGCGCATCGCCACCGCCAGGCTCGAGGGCTCCGTGGGCGGCCGCGGCTCCCTGGGCAGCCCGGGCGCCGGCCTGTTTGCTGGGCGTCGCGACCGCCCCCTGCGCGAAGGCCCCCTCACCGGGCGCGGCGGCCTCACCGGCACGATCTCGGTTCGCGAGCGGCTCACCGCGCTGCCCGGGATGTTCCTGACCGGACGCGGCTCAGTCGGCCAGTCCACCCTGCTCTCCAACGCCCTGGGTCCCCGCATGTGGGTCTCCAGGCTCTCCACCCCCACCGAGGTTGGCAATTTCAACGAGATCAACCCGAAAGCAGGGGCCTGCCTGACGGCCTTTGATTACAGCTTTCAGCTTTTCTATTTTCTCCCAGCAGGCGGCGTCCCCAGCCAGAGGCGGCTGGCGGTCGTCTACCGGGCCCCCAATGGCCAGGTGCTCTGGACTCGCATCACCGACATCCCTGTACTCACGAATGACACCAATGGCTGGCAGCTGATGACCCAGCCCCAGGGCGATGTCATCTTCTACTCGCGCAGCCAGGGGGCCTTCGGAGCTAACGCGTTCGGGCTGTTCGTGTTCCGCATGGGGCTTGATGGGTTGATTTACTGGAAGCGGCAGCTCTATCTTCGAACCCCAAGTCAAGCCGCCGGGCAGAACGGCATCTCGCAGGTTCTCGATGCGACCTGGCATCCGAGCCGAGATCGTCTGATCTTTGCCTGTCTGATGGGGGACGTCGTTCCGCTTTATGTCCTGCTAAATCCCTACACCGGCGCCTACGACTCCTCCTACTACCTCTCGGGCGGCACTTTGCTTTCCGGCTTTACTTTTGGCGGAAACATGACAATCAATGCTCCGCTGATCAAGTTTGACAGCCGGATGATTCTTACCGGCAGCAAAAGAGCCGCCACTCCCGCCTACACCTGGGTCGTGGAATGTGATCCATTCTTTACATCTGTCAACGCCTTTTACAAATACACCGATGGGACTGCGCTTGTATTTGACAGCAGTGCCGTGCTGCACGCGGATAATTCAGTCACGATTATGGGCGCTTTCTCTGGGGCCTACGTCTTTCTGCAACTCGCGCCCGACCTTACAATTCGCCGGCGCGTCACTGCCCTGCCCGGCGCCAATGGCCAGTCCGGGGTCCAGCTCGTCACCGACGCTAATGGCGGCCTGCACCTCGGCGAGGGAGGCGGCTTCTATTCCCGTGACTACGAAGGCGACATCACCTACCGGGAGTTAAACCTCGCCAGCAATAACAGCGGCCTCCCAGGCCGCATAGACGAGGCCTCCACCCGCCGCCCCGGGCCCTGGTTCAAGATGTCCACCCGCTGGGGCGTCGTCTCGACCTCCGGTCAGGGCACTGGCGCTGGCCTTGGCAATCTGACGATTGGCTTTGAGTTGGACATGGCGCCAACCACCGTCAGCGGCACCGGCTACAGCATTACGATCGGGACCCGTCAGGAATCCCGTTGCGCCACTCAGGTCGTTCCAGCCATTGTCGAGCGCAAGAGCGAAGTGTTTGATGGCGGCGTCGGACCCGTCTTCTTCTTTTCCCCGGTCATCGAGCTGAACACCGGCACCCCGAGCTGGAACCCGGTCTTCCTTGACGCCAGCACGCTGCTCACTTACGAATATCAAGCCAGCGCGATCCGTCGCGGCGTTTCCAGTGGCTTTCCCGCCTTGGTCACCAAGCCCGACCCGGCGATTGAGCCCGATCCGCTCAAGCCTTACGTCAGCTTGCACTTGCCAGGCACGGGTGTCGCTGACAGCACATTCTTTACCGACTACTCCAACTTCAACCACCAGGCCATCCCCCTGGGCAACGTCAGATACTCGATCGAGCAAGCCAAGTTCCCAGACCTGGGGGGATTCTTTGAGCGCACTTCCATCCGCTTCGACGGCGAGGAAGACGCCATCGTCTACAACCCATCACCGGGCTTTCGCTTTGGAGCTCAACCCTTCACGATTGAAGCCTGGGTCTACCCGACAGCATGGAATCGCATGCTGTTCGACAACAGCCCAATAGGCGATCCTGCTGCTCACAACAATAGCTTCTACGTCTACCTGGACCCGAGCGGCTATCCATTCCTCTACGCCCTAGGCGGGATACGCATTAACTTCACTCTTAACCACTTCAATCAACCTCTGCCCATCGGCGTCTGGACGCATCTGGCGATCTGCCGGGAGGACCAGCTCTGGCGGATTTACGTCAATGGCAAGACCCAATCGTCCTCCTGGCGTTACGACTTGGACCTCTCGGCCGGCGCCCTGTTGATCGGTCGTGCCTGCTTTCCGCTCAACGTGGGATTCGGCGGATCCCTGCCCAACTTTGCCGGCTACATGCAAGAGATCCGCATCACCCAGGGGGTGGCCCGCTACCACCGCAACTTCCAGCCCCGCCGGGCGCCAATCCAGTACGTGCCAGCCGGGGCGCCGCTCAGCTTGCCCGCCGGCACGGAGCCAGCGGAATCGGGCAGCCCGACCACCGACCTGAACTTCAACGAGACGTTGCTGTTCGCCCGCATGAACGGCAGCAGCAACGTCTTCTTCGATGACGGCCCCTACGCCCACAGCCTGGTCCCCTACGGCAACGCCCAGCAGCTCGCGGGCGGCAAGTGGGCCGGCAACCACGGGGTGTTCGATGCCTTCGGGGACTACATCGACGTCGTCACCAGCCCGGCCCTGGCTCTGGGCGCCGGCGACTTCACCATCGAGCTATGGGCCACCCGCATCGGTGAAGGCCAGGGGCCTGAGACCTTCCAGTACCTGATCGATTCACGCACCGCCGAGCCTTCCGCGCAGATCGCCCTGCGCGTCAACCGGGTCGCCACCGGCCGCCAGCTGGCCCTCTACGCCAATGGCGCCATCCGAATCCTGGGCGTGCCGATGGTGACAAGCACCCGCTACCACATCGCCCTGGTTCGCCGCAGCGGGGTCTTCACCCTTTACATGAACGGGGTCCCGGTCGGCAGCCCCTGGGGCAATGCCACCAACTACACGGCCACGACCTGGACGATCGCTCGCGCCCGCTTCCCCGACGGGGGCGGTGACATGGGCCATTTCCACGGCAACCTCAACGACGTCCGGATCCTGCGCAAGGCGCTGTACACCGGTAGCTTCACCCCACCGATTGCGCCCTGGGCCGGTCCGCCGACGGCCAATGCCCGCTACTGGCGCCTGTTCGACTTCCGCTCCTCGTTCAGCCTCGGCGGCTTCAGCGAATACGCGCTCTCGGAGCTGGCCCTGCACCGGGGGCGCAATCGACTGCCTGGGACCACCGCCAGCAGCTCGCCGGTACCCAGTAGCGGCCTGCTGACCAATACCCAGGACCTGAGCGTCACCATCAACTGCAACTGGCTCCGCTCCTCAATGGAGCAGCTGGGCGCCTTTATCCAGCTTGATGCCGGCGCATCGGTCGATGCCGACGCCCTCCGGCTGGCTATTGCGGGCTCTGTTCCGAGCATGCCCACCGGCTTCAGCCTCAGTCACTCCAATGACGGGACCACCTTCAGCACCTTGGGCCACGTCACCGGCATTGCACCAACAGCAGGGCAGCTGACCCAGCGGCTGGCCTTCCTGCCGCTGCCCACCGATCCTGGCGACGCCAACTTCGACAAGGTGGTGCTCCGCCTGCAGGCTGAATCGCCCGGAACGAGTGCCATCGACACGGGCCCGCGGGGCTTGGTGGTCATCAACAGCAATGTTTCCAAGAGCACCGCTCAGGCCTTCGAAGGCTCCCAGAGCTTTCTGTTTGGCGCCGGTAGCGACGCCTACCTGACCCTTGGGGAATCCGCTAATCGCTCCACCTTCTTCTCCTTTGGGACCGGGGCACTGACGGTGGAGATGGCGATCTACCCGCTGACGGTGCCGCCCACCAACGCCGTTCTCTTCTGCACCAATGCCATCGGCGACGCCGCCAGCTACACCAACGGCTTCATGTGGGTGCTCACCAACCAGATGAAGCTGGACCTGTACGTCAATGGCGCCTACAGGGGCAGCACTGATGCGGCCCTGCCGCTGGGAGCCTGGAGCGAGATCAGGCTCACCCGCAACCTCAACGGCCTCTGGCGCCACGCCATCAACGGCACCGCCAACGGCACCCCCTTCGTCAACAATGTCGCCCTCACCAACCGCAGCTTCACGATCGGCCGCACCGGTGCCAACGGCGCCGAGCTGCTGCTCTACAACGGCTACATGGACGCCATCCGCGTCACCCGGGGCCTCTCGCGCGGCGATACCTCCCCGGTCCGCGCCCTGAATGGGGCTCTTGGGGGCCAGGGCCGTCTCGTGGGCTCGACCCTGCTGAGCGGCTGAGTCAGGCTGCTGGGTCTGCCAGAATGTCAGCCAAGGCTCTCACTTGACCCATGCCCTTCAGTCAGTACCTGGCCACCAAGATCCTCGACTGGGTCAAGGGCACGGCCTTCCCGTCGGTGCCCACCGGCCTCTACATCACGATCCACAGCGCCACCCCCACCAACGACGGTTCGGCGGCCAACATCACCTCGACCGTCACCGGCAACGGCAACCGCATCCAGATCCCCCAGCTCGACCTGGCTGCTGTCACGGCCGTCGGCGGTGGCGGCTTCGAGCGGCTGAACAGCGCGGCGGTGATCATCACCAACAGCGCGGTCAACGGCTCCAGCGCCTTCGCCAGCCACGCCTCCCTCTGGGATGCCAACTCCGGTGGCAACCTGCTGTTCCATGACGCCCTCTCGGTCGTCACCGAGATCCAGTTCGGCGACCTGGTCAAGTTCGACCCCTCCACCTTCTCCGTTCGCTGCGTCTGATGGCCGCCAAAGCCAAGACCGGTCTGGGCAAGACCTGGGTCCAGGGAGACAAGAAGGAGCCCGTCCACCACAAGACCACCCAAGGCAACGGCCAGGGCAGCAAGCCGAAGCCTGGACGCAAGCTCAGTCGCGGCCAGGGGCGCTGAACGGGGCTGCCTCGCGTGAGACCCAGATAGACTGGCGCGAGACAGGGCACCCAAGGCAACCCTGGCGCTCCCGCTGAAACCGCCATGCCCCTCGTCAGGGACCTCGTCACCGGCCAGATCGTCGAGATCATCAGCGGTCACGACGACGATCACCTGCTGCTGCAAGGCGGGGACCAGAAGCCCTACTACCGGGCGCGCAACAGGGTCGAGTTCCTCGAGCCCTACCCGGTCCCTGGCGGGCAGATCGACGATCGCCCCGACCTGCAGGAGCCGGAGCGCCTCACCTTCTTTGACGAGACGCAGCGCCTGCCGCAGCGCGGCAATATCCGCTTCACCGGCGCCGGCGTCACTGCTTCCGACGACCCCAACGCAGGCTTCACGACCGTCGACATCCCCGGCGGTGGTGGTGGCGGCGGTGGTGGCTCAGGCGACGTTGTCGGTCCGGCCAGCAGCGTCGACGGCAGGGTGGCGATCTTCAGTGGGACCACCGGCAAGCTGCTGCGGCAATCGAGCGCGGCTCCGGTCCTCGAGGGCGACACCAGGCTGACCAACAACCGGGCGCCGACGGCCCACGCCTCCAATCACAACAGCGGTGGGGCTGACGAGCTCACCCTGGCCCAGGGGCAGGTCACGGGGCTGACGACGGCCCTGGCCGGCAAAGAGGCTCTCGGGGCCGCCACCACAGCTGTAACGGCGCACGAAGCAGCGGCAGACCCGCATCCCGGCTATCTGACAACAGCAGAAGGCAACGCCGCCTATGCCCCCACAGCCCACGTCGGCAGCGGCGGTACGGCCCACGCCAATGCCGTCGCAAGCGGCGCAGCCGGATTCCTGAGCGGCGCCGACAAAGCCAAGCTCGATGGGGTGGCGGCAGGCGCCACCGCCAACGCCAGCGACGCCCAGCTTCGGGATCGCTCAACGCATACCGGCACGCAAGCCGGCTCCACCGTCACCGGCAACTTCACGGCAGCCGGACTGACAATGTCGTCTGCCCGGCTGCTGGGGCGCACGACCGCTGCGGCAGGCGCGGCAGAGGAAATCGCCATTGGCTCAAACCTGACGCTGAGCGCCGGGACGCTGTCCGCCACGGGAGGCGGGGTGACCGACGGCAGCAAGGGCGACATCACGGTGTCCGCATCTGGCGCCACTTGGAGCATCAACAGCGGCGTCGTGACGCTGGCCGATCTTGCCAACCTGACCACCCAGACCCTAATCGGCCGCAACACCGCCGGCAGCGGCGTCCCTGAGGCGGTGACGCTTTCGCAGCTCCTCGACTGGTCCAGCAGCACCCAGGGCTCGATCCTCTATCGCGGCGCCTCCGGGTGGGTTGCGCTCGGTCCCGGCACGACTGGACAGGTCCTGCAGTCAGGCGGGGCAGCCGCCGACGTCTCCTGGGCGGCTTCCGGCGGTGGCGGCAACGCCCAGACAGCCAACCCCCTGAGCCAGTTCGCGGCCACCACATCAGCGCAGTTCCTCGGTGTCATCTCTGATGAGACCGGCACAGGGCTGGTCGTGTTCAACAACGGCCCGACGCTGATCGCACCGGTCCTTGGCACCCCCGCCAGCGGCACGCTGAGCAACTGCTCGGGGTTGCCGGCGGCTGGCGTGACGATGGCCACGGCCCGGCTGCTTGGGCGGACAACGACGGCAGCGGGGGCAGCGGAAGAGATCAGCATCGGCTCAGGACTCAGCATGAGCGCTGGCGTCCTGTCTGCCACGGGGGGAGGAGCCGGTATCACTGATGGCGACAAGGGTGACATCACCGTTTCAGGCAGTGGCGCCACCTGGACGATTGACGGCGGCGCGGTAACTCAAGCCAACCTCGGAGATACAGCTGTCCTGAGCCTTACCGCTGGGCTGACTGGCGCCGATAGAGTGACCAAAATCGTGTCGCTCACGCAGGCGGAGTACAACACTCGCGCCGTGCTCGCCGATGACGCCACGACCCTGTTTGTCGTCGGCGATGAAGCACCATCCACAGGCGCTTCGCTCGCCCTTGCCGCCGGCCTTGCCATCGCACTCGGCTAACCACCATGAAAGTTCAGGCCACCAGCTACACCTTCAACGCCGTCGCCAAAACGGTGACATTTTCAGGGCTTGTGCCGGCAAGTCTCGAGAGCATCCTGCACGTTGCCAACGTGACAACCGGGACACTGCTATTCCAGCCGCAAGGAGGGGCCCTGCTTACCGGTACGTGGTCGAGCCCGGTGCTGACGCTGGCGTGCTCGACCGCGGGGATGGCCAACGGTGATCGGCTGCTGATCTTTGTCGAGGATGGCGCCGCCACGGTGCCCACGACCATCAGCTCCACGCCATTCGTCCGCACAGGCTTCGCCGAAGTCGGCAGCGGCATCGTCGGCAAGGCGGCCGATGAGTTCACCCTGCTGCAGACCGGCAGCGGCATGGCCGTCAACCAGTCGGGCGGCAACCTTGTCATCACCACTGGCACCACCGTCAACGCCGAAACTGTCATCCGCTCGATCAAGACCTTCAGCGGCTCGCTGATGACTCGTTTCAAGGTCATCTTGAGCCAGCGGATTGCCAACCAGACCTTCCGCTACGAGCTGGCCGACCTGGTGGGCTCTGCGCTGTCCTACACGATCAACAGCGCCACTAGCGTCACCGTTACCTTCCCGGCGACCAACCCATTCACGGCGGCCAGTGTCGGCCAAAGCGTCCGCCTTTCCCTGATCACAGGCGCGGCTGGCATCCCCGGCCGCTACGCCATCGCCAGCGTCTCCGGCCTGACCGTGACCTTCACAGTCGCGGCCTGGCCGGCTTCCGGCAGCGGCACCTTGACTCTGTACGGCTGGAACCACGTCCAGCTGGAGTACAGCGGCACGACCGCCACCACCGCCAGCTTCGACGCACAGCGGCGCGGCTGGAACAATGGCAACACCGCCGCCACCATCAACACCACCGCCAGCCCGGGGCATGTGGCGCAGATCGCCTACGACGTCCAAACCGCCGGGCTCTCGGACTCCCTGGTCGCCAGCAACACCGGCTATCAGTGGCTCAACCGCGCCAGCAGGGTCGAGAACGTCTACGACCCTGATGTGTTGATGTACCTGTTCATCGTCGTACAGAACGGCAGCACCGCGCCAGCCAGTACGACGACGCTGACCACCGGGTTCCTTCAGGTCGAGGACCAGGGGCGCCAAAAGGTCCGGATCGCCAGCAGCGATCCGGTCGGCTCCCATGCACTGCCGGTCCAGGTGCTGGGCGGCAACCTGGGCACGCAGGCGGTGAGCGGCACCGTGACGGCCAACCAGGGCACGATGGCGGCACTGGCGGCGGGTACCAACGCCATCGGGGACGTTGGCGTGCAGTACCGCGCCAGCGCGACCGGCGCCTCCTCCTTTGCCAACGTGAACTGCCCCGCCACGCCGGCCGTGCAGAGCATCAAGGCCGCCGCTGGGCGGCTGGTGGGCCTGGTCATCACCAACACCAACGCGGCAGCGCGGTACCTGAAGGTGTGGAACACGGCATCCGGCAGCATCACGCTCGGCACCACGGCGGCGTTATTCGAGGTGGCGCTGCCCACCAATCAGCCGGTCACGATCACCTTTGAGGGCGGCCTGGCCTTCACCACCGCCATCAACGTCGCAGTCACTGCTGGCCAGGGACTGACGAACAACGGCGCCGTGACACTCGGCGACGTAACCGGGCTCATCGCTTTCGCATAACCATGGCACCTCTCTACCTCGGCTCCAGTCGAACCAGCTCCGGCTTTGCCGGCCCAGGCGTACCCGCAGGCGGGAGCACCAATCAGGTGCTCAGGAAGACCAGCAACACCGACTACGCCACGGAATGGTTCACGCTGGCAGGTGGCGGCGACGCCCTGACGGCCAACCCCCTGAGCCAGTTCGCGGCCACCACATCAGCGCAGTTCCTCGGTGTCATCTCTGATGAGACCGGCACAGGGCTGGTCGTGTTCAACAACGGCCCGACGCTGATCGCACCGGTCCTCGGCACCCCCGCCAGCGGCACGCTGACGAGCTGCACAGGGCTACCGATTGCCACTGGCGTGAGCGGTCTGGGAACAGGGATCGCAACGGCCCTGGCGGTGAACGCTGGCAGCGCTGGCGCTCCGGTGCTGCTGGGCGGCTCACTGGGCACCCCCAGCAGCGGCACGTTGACGAGCTGCACAGGGCTGCCGGCGACTGGCGTGACGGGACTGGCGACAGTTGCCACAACCGGGGCCTATGGAGACCTGAGTGGACGCCCCACGCTAGGCACTGCAGCAGCGACAGCGTCAACGGACTACGCGCCTGCGGCGCAGGGGGTCACCAACGGCAATAGCCACGACCACAACGGCGGCGACGGGGCGCAGATCGCCTATTCCAGCCTGTCGGGGCTGCCAACGCTGCCCACCGGCACCAACACGGGCGACCAGGCGATCGCCAGCACCTCCGACGCGACCAGTCACACGATCACGCTCTCGGCATCGGGTGGAACGGTGCAGTTCGTCGAGGGAGCCAACATCACCCTGACCACCACCGGCACCAGCAGCGCGGGAGTGGTGACCATCGCCAGCACGGGTAGCGGTGGCGGTGGCGATGCCTTCCGCTGGTTCGGTGCTGCAGACTTCATCCCGCGCACCACGGCCGGCTGCGGGGTCAACAGCGACGAAACGGCCACCAACCGGGTGAACCGCGACCTGCTGCTGTTCGATGCAGGCACCCAAGAACACGCCCAGATCTGGTTTGCATGGCCTACGGGCTGGAACACATTCTCAGCAATCTTCTTCTGCAAGTACACCACCGGCAGTGGTAACTGGGTGATGGGCGCACAGGCCCGACTGTACGAGGACAACACCGCGCAAGATACCGCCTTTGGCACGGCTCAAACGGTGACAGACAACGGTCTTGGCGTAAACATCCATCACCAAAGCGCAGCCACTCCCGGCATCACCCCAGGAGGCACTGTTGCCGATGGCCGTCCCTGTGCCCTGCAGATCTACCGGGATGCAACCAACGGCTCCGACACACTCGGCGTTGACCTTGAGGTGATCGGCGTGATGCTGACGAAGGTGACGTGATGGGACGGAGAGTGAGGCATCTGAACCCCGTCCATGCTGGCGCAGGCTATGCCATTGATGCACGGTTCTTGTCGGGCCTCAGTAACGGAGCCAACGTAACGTCGTGGACATCCAGGCCAGGGAAGACGTTTGACTTCACGGGA